CTGATACGACTGCCCAAATTAAAACAATCACGGGCGCCGAGAGAATCACCAAAACGAATTCGTCTTTCCAGTCGTTTTGTCGAGCCTCTAGTAATTTACCCTGGTAAGCTTCCTCGCCTCGGGCCATACGCTCAGCATGCATTAATCTTGCATCAGACATTGCTTGTTTCGTCTTCTGCCTGTTAGCATAAAGCTTACTACCAGTAGAGACGGCTAATTTTATTGCCGATAACCACATATTAGTAAGCTTTAGAGTTTCTTTTCTTTTCTGCCAGCATTCTTTTTTGACCACCAACTGGCATTTCAGGTTTTCCTGTGCCAATGAAGTTAAAAGCTTTGTCAGCAGTTGTTTTAGATCTAGGATCTATCTCAACTTGTTGTTCGCCGACTTGTACTGGCTTGATTTTATCAAGTTTTTGCATTTTATGCTCCTTTTTTACGTTTTTCTACGCCTTTTATAACACCTTTATTCTTAGATGCATAGAAAACTGTTTCTCCACGTTTTTTACCATATTGTTTTTTCATGGATTTCATAATTTTTTTACCTTTTTTGTTAAGTGGCATTAATTATCCTTTGTAATTATAGTTGCCTGCTGTGCTCCAGCTTTTGCAAGGCTAACTCCAGCTCTTAATTTAGCTAATTTTTCATTTTGATCCATTTTTTCTTCTGCAATATCACCTTGTTGCATTAATCTTGCTCTTGCAAGGTCTTGTTGAGCCATATCATTGTCTTTTTTACGCTCATTTTCCATTGCACGTAGGTCAACTTCACGTGATTTTAGTTTTAACAGCGGATCAGAGTCAAATTGTGATGTAATTTGCTTCTCTTCTTTCATAAATTCCTCTGTCATCTCTGCAATTAACACTGCTTTTCTAGCTTCAACCTGATTTGTAAGCGCTTGTAGCTGTGCTTGAACCTGTGGATTCATGGCTGCTTGTTGTTGCATCATCATCATTTGCTGCATTTGTTCTCTAAACTCTAGAGCAACTTGTTCTTGTGCCATTAAACTAATATGTTCTAAAATATTTTTTTGTATCGCTGCCATAACCGCAGGATTATTTCTGACAATATTAGTTGACATAAAATTTAAGTGAGCTGTAACGTGTGCTCTGTGGTCTTGGCCAGTAAAAGCTTGAAAAGGTTTACCAGCTAAAGCCATAATATGTTCTTGACTTGGGTCCATAGGTGCAGTTGGCGCTGGTGGTGGTAATACTGCATCTACATTTTTAACACCGATTGCTTCATACATGTTTCTATAAATTTGATACATGTTGTGTAGCTGTGGATTTGATGTAGCTATTTGTAATTGAGTTTGTGCAAGTGTAATTCTTTGTGACATTGAAAAAATATTTGGGTCTGCAACTGGTATGACATCTATTCTGTCATCAAAGTCTGATTGTTTTACATTTCTTGCTCCACCAACAACATCGTATGGATACTCTGGTGGTAGATATTGTGAAACTACTTTTGATAATAATCTAAATTCATCTTTCATTGCTGCATAACATCTTTTGTGTATCGCAGACATAACACGTGAACCACGTTCTAATAATGCAATTGTTGTTCCAACAGCGGCTGCTTGGTTACCATCGCCTACTTGCATATCAGCGATCGCTGCAAATCTTTGACCTGCTTGCACAACTATACCTAATAAATTTAATAATGTTTGAGATGGTTCTTTGTATGGTAATGGAAAAAATGCATCACGTAAACTACCACCCGGTGCATCTACATCTTTAAATTCACCTGGTTGTATTGGTGCTGCTTCATCTCTAACTCTAACGCCTCTTTGTTTAAATCCTGCGGGTAAGTTTGATAATGTACCTGCGTCTAATAATTGACGGAGAGCCGCCGTTGCGGTACGGCTCAATCCGCCAATCATATGAATGAGTCCAAAGCCATAAAATCCTAGTCCTGGCAGAAATTTGAAGTGGACGAAATATTGGATCTTACTTTTCTTTAGATCATTGGGCGCATAGTTTCTCCGTATGGAGAGCACTACTCGGCTACCTTCTTCAACAGTTACGATGTAAGGTAATTTTATTCCTGTTGGTTGTCCATCGGCACCAACTTCTTCGAAACCATCTAAGTCTAAATTTACATGACACTCTAACAAAGTATAAACTGGTTCGTTCTTGCCAGATTTTTTTGTGCCATCTAATTCACGTTCTTTTTTTTCTAACTCATTTCTTTCAACATTACCTGGTGGTCCAAGTTCTACATCTCTATAGAAACCAGATACTTGTTGTTTTCTTAATTCGTTTTCAGATATTTTAACTGTGTGTATTACAGCTTCTGCATCTTCAATACTAGTTGCAGTATATGGAACTATTAATTCATCTGCAGGTACAAACTTTGATACCGCTCTTCCAAGTGGCACATCATAGTAAACTTTTTTAAATGTAGATCCTGCAAGTGGTAAATGAAATAACATAGAATCAAACTCTGCTTCGTATTCTTGCATTTGATCCATAATTAAATAGTTCATAAAATCTTTAACACGAGTTGCTTGTTGTTCTGTTGTTGGGTTTTTTACACCAATAACTTGTGTTCTAACTGGTCCATCTGCTGGTAATAATTCTTTGTAAGCTTGTGCTTGGAACTGTGTAACTGCCTCTGCAAGGACTGGGTGTGTTGCACCGGATGCTCCTTGAAAAGGTTCTGTTCTGTTTTCGTATTTAAATCCTAATAAGTCAAGCCCCTCTGTGTATCCTCTTTCCCAATCTTTTCTAGAGGATTTGTAATCCATGTAATTTTGCACCATCTCGTTACCGATTGGCTCTAAAACATCATCTGGTAAAATATCCGCTAGGTTATCAAAGTGTGATTCTGTTCCCGGTATATTTATAGCTCCCGGTTCAAAGTCTAAAGTTGCACCACCATCTTCTTCAGGTATTACCTCCACTGGTGGTTTATCTATTATCTCCTCCTCAACACTAACTTCTTTAATCTCTTCATCCGTTGGAATGTCAAGTTTTGTTCTTGTGTTACTAGGGAGTCCTTTATCTATATCTGCCATTTATACTCCTATAGTTTCTTAACACGTTTCATAAGACCTTGCAACCCTTGTGAGTTGGGGCCAGATGCTGGTGGGGGTCCTGAATCTACACCAGCCAATTTAGCAATACCGCCACCTGCTAGTGGTTGACCAAAAAAAGTTCCTTGTGTACCAAATACCTGTTCTCTTCCAAATTGATTAGAAGCATCTATTAAAGGCATTTGTTTTAATTGATCTCTATAAGCCAATACATCTTTTGCAGACACGTCTTGACCCCCTGCTCTAAGCGCTTGTGCTAAATCTATTGCGTCTGAAGTTTTAAATTGCATAATATCTGTGGGTAATGTTGGAAGCATATTTAAATTTAAATCCATTTGTGTTTTTTCTGGAGATGTTACGTCACTTAAAAATGGGTCATCCTGAACTCCCTCTATATTTCTTGCAAATAATTGTAATCTTGCAAATGGTGATTTGGCTTTAGATATATCAAAAGATTCTTCTAATGCTTTTTCTCCTGCAACAGTTTCTGCCTCTGAAACCATAAATTTATTTTGTAAATTGTTTTTTGCTTGATTAAGTCTTGTATCTATATTTTTAACATCTTGACTTAAATCACCAATATAATCAAACTCACCAACATCAGATAAATTTTCAAGATTTTGTTTTTGTGATTCTAAACTATCTATCTTTGCTATTTGATTTCTATAATCTAATATTTTACCTACGTTTGTTGCAGCTGAGCCTCCAAGTGTTCTTTGTGCTTTTAAAACATCCGCATCTCTTGTTTGATCACCTGGTATAAAAAAATCACCTGCTCGTAAGCCAGCTTCTTTAAATGTATCACCAAGACCTACTCTAAATAAACTATCTGCGCCAACGTACAAAGCCTCCGGCACAATACCAAACTTTAAAATATTTTTTCCTATTGCAGCAGAACTTTTAATAGTGTTTAAAAGTTTAGTGTAGTTTTTAGCTTCTGCAGGAGTTGCATTTTTAAAACCAGAATTAATTCTTTTTACTGCTCTATCATAACAAACATCAACACTTGTAGTTCCATCTTGCAAACCGACTCTACCGCCTTGATTTTTAAATCCTCTACCACAGTTACCACCACCTAATGATGCTATAATATTTCTAACACCTCTTACTTCAGAGGGTGAAATTTGCGTAAAAGTTTGTTGTGTTCTTATACCTGCTGTTTTAAATAGTTCAGGATTTTTTTTAGCATAGTCTCGAAAATTTTTATTTAAAAATTGTAAATTTTCTAAAGATTTACCTATTTCATTTTTAATATTTAATTTTTGAAACTCTTGCACACCATATTTAAAATTAGTTGCATCATCACTAATCTTACCAATGTTAAGTTTTAAATCTCTTGCTATTTTTTCTACTGCTTTCTTTTTATTTAAATTATTACCCTCTACAGCTTTTTCATATTGCAAAGATAAGGTATCTTTAAAGCCATTATTAAGATCTGCCTCCAAAGGATTTACTCTAGTTAATTGTTCTGCGGTTGCGTTAAATAATTTATTTAAACTAGATTTAGATAAAGGATGATCAAGTTCAAAATTTATATTTGGATATTTTTTATTAATAGCATTTCTTAATTGTCTATACTCATTTAAATTTTTTTTAATGGCTAAAAATTTTCTACGATTATAAGATGGGTTTCTTTCTCTAGTACCTTTTTTAAATTCTCTTCCAAAAGCATCATAAAATAACTCATCTATTTTATCTCTTTCATATTTAATTAATTTAGATTTCCATAATTTATTTAAAGCATTATCAGAAAATCTAGGATCTTTAGGTATCCATTCTAGAGTACCCCCAATATCCTTACCTGCCTCTAGCATTCTTTTTTTATAAATATTTCTTTGTAAACGGTTTGCTTGTTGTTTGAGTTTAGTTAAAGATATATTATTATCTTTAGCAAATTGTTTAGGATCAAAAAATTTTTTCTTATTTGTTTCTTCTAATAATTTTATTTGAATACCTTGTTCTGTTGCTATTCTTGTTCTTCTACCCCTTCTATCAGACTCAAATCCTTTAGGAAGCACTTCACCATATTTTGTTAATTGTTCTTTTATTTTTCTTCTAAAGTTAGCGTTAGGTTGTCCTTCCATAGCAGCATAATTTTTAAAACCTAAGACCTTTGCCCCTTTGTCTAATTTACTTTTACCAAACTTATCATAATCAGATTTTAATTGTGCTAATCTAACCGCATCACCACCTGCATCAAGTTTAATTCGTCCACCACCAGCCATATCTTGTCTTGGATTGTCTCTTACAAATCTGTTAATGGCCTCCATTGTTTCAATGCTTTCTTTTTTAGGTGGTATTGGTGCATCAATTGCACGAAAGACATCAGGAAGATCTGGCTTTTCTTGTTTAACACGAGTTAAATGCTTCATCAGCTGTCCAAATTTAAACGGGTTCATTATTCTCCTAACATGCTAGCGATACCACCTGATGCAAAGTCGTCTGGTTCTGGAGGATCATAAAATGGTTGACCTTGTCTTTTTTCCATAAATTCAAATTCAGCATCACGGTCACCTTCTGATATAGCTTTAGCTCTGTCTTTTCTTTTTTTAATTTGCATCAATTCTTTAATTGTAGGTTTTTTACCTGTTGCATATTCTTTTAGTTTTGAAACATCAGATGTTAAGTCACTGATACTTGCACCACCACCTTCATCAATCTCTATATTGAAATCATCAGGGTCATCGGCTCTTGCAACAGGAACGCTTTCTGCAGTGTCAAACTCTGCTGATGGTCTTGGATTACCTTCATCAGGTAATGGTTTTTTGTATTGTAGTTGAACTGGATCTCCATACATATTTTCTGGACTTTCATATTCAACTCTTACAGCACCATCATCGACGTCTTCTGTAACTCGAACCACGGAACCATCATCAAGTGTTTTCTGGTGAATAGATTGTCTTTCACCCGTTGCAAATTTTTTAGTGACATCATCACCTTCAAGAATAACTTTGTTAACCAACTGATCAAACCACTCTGGTTTACCAGGCACATTATCTGTTTTAATCACTGGAACTTT